GTCTGAACTAGCACCCGAACCACCAGATACACTATACTCAGCAATATCGTTCTTTGTATCTATATTAATGAATTTACCAGTCTTTGGAAATGAATGAGTACCAGCATCGGACAACTTTGTAATGCGTTTTTTAGCACCACTATATCCGAGAAGTTCTACCCATTCGTTCACTCGTTCTTTGGTTATAATAATCATAATATTATCTCATATTAATTCGGTTAATACAGTACCACCGACCAGACTACTTTGATGTACTGCAAGTCTGAATTACAGACTACTTTAATCCACAAAAAGGATTATGTGTTTTCTATTTGCGGACGCAATTCCATAGCACAACTTAATACTTTATACCACAAACCACCAAAGACTTCTGGTGTATTGGTTTAGATAGTTTTCTCGTCGTAAAAGTCTGTAAATTCACATATTATTAGACTTATATTGCTATTATGCTTTTCAACGAAAAGTCTGGCACTGTGAAAATAGGACGGGGGGGTGCGGGTGGCGGAAAAAGACAGACACACATTGTACGCCTATTTTTTGCATTTTTGTATATTTTCCTAATTTTTCCTCCTTTAGTACTAATAGTAATACTCTTAAGTCTTATAGTAATAAGTACTAATACTAAGAACTAAGTAATAAGTACTAAGAACTAAGTAATAAGTAATAAGTATTAATATATATATTATATATATACTATATAGGCGATTAAAAATAAATTGTGTTTTGTACTATTTATTAAGTAACTTACCTGTATGAATATTAAAACATTTGATGACGATGCCTTTGCAGTAGATGCAGAGTCTTTTTTCCATTTATGGTGTTGTGATTGCAGTCTTAGGCACTTAGTGACCATAGAGGCAGTAGGTAAGGGTGCTGATGTCTTTAAGAGTGAGGGTGGTAAGATAGCAATCGGGTTCACTAGGGATGATGAATCTACTAGAATGGCACGTAAAGAGAAGCAAATAGTAGTATATACACGTAAGAAGTAATGTACAGTAGAATGGTAAGCTCTAAGATGGAGCATTTGTACGACAGTATAGAGGAATTTAAGGCATTAAACCCTGGTACTGTAGTGCAGGAGAGTTGGAAGACTGCTGATGAGGGTAGTTGGGTACTTACTGACGACAATCAGGTCTGCAGAATACTACGTAAGCTAGATTTTAAGCGTAGGAATAGTGATAAGACTTTAGAATATATCCGCACATTACTTGGAACTGTAGTAATATCGCCTAAGGCTACCCTAAAGGGTAAGCCAGTGCGTAACATTTACTCCTTTTCCAAGGATAAGTATGCAGATGCAGTAAGACGGGACCGTAAGGAGCCTACAAAAGGTGAAATAATATTTGCAAAGTATGTTTCTACTGGATTATCTCCAGAAAAAGCATACATGAAGACATTTAAGACTAATAATGAGCAATATGCTAAGAATATTTCCAGTAAATTAATAAAAAGTGAGAGGATACAGAAATTGGTAACAGAAGAAATGAAGGAGGCACTAGATAAGGTTGGGGTAGACCCGCAATACCTACTAGAAAAGTCTAAATACATCATAGATAAGGAAGAAGCACGTGATTCTGATAAGCTTAGGGCAATAGAGACTCTAATGAAAGTAGCAGGAATGTTCCCAGCAGGAGACAAGAAGACGGAATCACTTACAGTCTTCCAGGGATTTTCCCAGGAGCAGCTAGACCAGCTAAAGAATGCAGATGTAAAGGCATTAGCACATGCTAGCAGGGAGAATAGTAATGAATAATGGTTGGCTGGATATAGATGTTGTTGATGATAAGGATGGTTACTATATTGTACAGAGAATAGATAACTATGTTGTAATAAATAATAGAAACAATAAAGAAGAGGGTGTGCATAATAACATACGCTCTGCACAGAGGCAGTTAAAGGTATTAAATGAATATAAAGATAATACTTCCATACAAAACAACTAGAAGCAGTACTACTATAACGGTAGTACCTATATGGACAATTAGTGCAAATTATAGATTCTGCCCTTAATGTAGACACAAAAGACGAAGTATTAAGTAAATCATATAATGATTTAATATATTTCGGTAGGGCATTTCTTCCTAAAGACTTTCTTAATAAGAGTTCTTCTCCCCCATTTCATTACGAGGTAGGTACGAAACTTATAAGCACTAAGCCTGGTGCTAGGATTTGTAATATACTGCCACGTGGATTCGGCAAATCTATACTTGCGAAAGCTGCAATACTGCATAAAGTATGCTTTTCTGCTAAAGATACTAGGAATTTTATAGCTTGGGTGGCAGAAGAGCAGGGTCAGGCAATAGACCATCTAAAGTACATTAAGACGCATTTGGAGTATAATCAGCAGATAAGGTACTACTTCGGCAATCTTGCTGGCGATAGTGTTGGTAATAGGTGGACTGAGAAAGATATTGTTACATCTAAGGGCGATAGGATTATTGCTAAGGGTACATCACAAAGACTTAGGGGTCGTGCTGAGATTGATGTTAGGTATACTGGAATCATACTTGATGACTTTGAATCAGAGTTAAATACTAAAACTCCAGAAAGAAGGGAGCTTATTAAGCAATGGGTCGTTTCGACCGTCTTCCCAGCACTAGAGGAAACCCCTGGGAATGAAGGTTGGATATGGCTTAGTGGTACGATAGTGCATTACGATAGTTTCTTGCAAATGATTGTTGAGGGGTATAATAATGCTAAGAGGGAAGATAGAGATTATGTGTGGGATGTTACGTTCTATAGAGCATTAAACGATGGAAAGCCATTATGGAAGGAGCAGTTCTCTAAGAAGAAGTTAGAAGCTAAGAAGGCAGAGTTTGTAGAGGCAGGATTAATAAATAAGTTTGCACAGGAGTATATGAATGATGCCCGTGATGTCTCTTCTGCTGCATTTAGAATAAACAGAATACAGCACCATAATTACACATTTAGCAAAAAAGATAAGTTTGCGTACCTATTAGGCGATAATGAAGCAATTCCAGTAAATATTTATTTAGGAGTAGATGTTGCAGCTACTGCTACCTCTACATCAGATTATCAAGTTATATTAGTGTTAGGAGTAGATTCGAATGGTAAAAGATATGTTATTGACTATTTTAGAGAAAGGATACCAACTTTTGATGTTCCTGAGAAGATTATTGAGTATGCTAAGAAATATAGTCCTGTTAGGCGTGTCACTATTGAGACGGTGGCTGCACAAGAAATGGTAAGGGATATGGTCACTAGGATGGCTGCTCAGGATAGGAGACTTGTTCCTGGGATATTTAAAGGGGTAAGACCACCTGCTGGCATTAAGAAGGCTGATAGGCTTGAGACATCTCTTGGTCCTATAGTAAATTCTAAGAAATTGTACGTAAGAAAGGAGATGACAGAGATAATGGATGAGTTCTTTGAGCATCCTCTCCCAAGACATGATGATATACTTGATGCACTATACTATGCTGATTACTTTGCAAGGATGCCAAGGAGTACCTCTTTAAGTATTGAGAACTATAATAAGGATAGTAAAAAGGCTAAAGTTATAAAAAAAGCATACAATTGGATGACAGGAGCAAAAATATAGTTTTGTATATATTATATGTTTTATATTAGCTTATGATTGAAACCGACCCTAGAGCGGATTTAAACCAAGAGTTGTACCGCAAATGGCGTGATGCACGTTCCGATTGGGATACGGAAGCACGCAATGATATAGATTTCTATTTAGGAAATCACTTTACTACTGACGAATCTAATGACTTACAGGCTAGAAATCAGCCTGATGTGCCAATGGATAGAATTTCTCCTGCAATAGAGAAGCTGAAAGCTGTCCTTACGTCTAGACCGCCAGTATTCACTGCATCTCCAAGAGAGGATTCTGATGCCAAGATGGCTAAAGTATGGCAAACTATACTTGGATATATATGGGACTCTTCAGATGGTGATGCTCATATTAAAGATGCTATACATGATTATGCGGTAACAGGTCTTGGTTATTTATATGTCTATACAGACAGGGAGTCTGATTTTGGTAGAGGGGACATAAAGTTCACACATATCAATCCGTTTCGTGTTTATGTTCCTCCGTCATCTCGAGATAGGTGGTTTAATGATGCTGAAGGTATCATTCTGTCTACAATCCTCACAGGTGAACAAGTTGTTTCCCTCTACCCTGAATTAGGACCACAAATAGATGAAGAGACTGGCGAAACAATTCCTGGTCTTATAGAAGACCTTAATGCTTATAGCGAGGAAGATTATCCAGGGGCTAATAATAAGCTAGGCAGGAAGGTATGGACTCCTGCGGAGGCTAAAGATTTAGGTTATGCTGATACTAAGTATCAAGTATTAGAAAGGTTTTACAAAACTCAGGTTCCATTCTACAGGATATCAATGCAGCAAGAGAATCAGCAGGGACCTCAGGAGATGGTGCTTTCAGAAGGAGAGTTTCAGATGTTCCTGGAAGATAATCCAGGCATGTTCGAGCAAGGGCAAGCACAATTTGAACAGATAATGCAGACACGCATTGGAGTTACTTCCTCAATAGGACAAGTAGTCCTTGAAGAATATGTCTTGAACATTAATGAATATCCAATTATACCATTACCAAACAACTGGACTGAGACTCCTTATGCTACATCAGACGTATCAAGGGCAAGACCGCAACAGAGATTGCTTAATAAATTATGGCAGTTGGCAATATCTCATGCTCAAGCTTCTGCTGGACTGAAGTTATTAGTACCTGTAGGTAGTGCTATAGACGGTGTAGAGCAATTAGAGAAAGATTGGTCTAATCCTAATGCAGTAATAGAAGTAGATACTTCTCAAGGGGAACCTCATTATCCTGCACCTACACCTTTAGCTGCAGAGTTCTATAGACTTATACAGCAATGCGAGCATTATATAGACTTTATATTCGGACTTCCAGAGATGATGCATGGTTTTCCAGATAAAGCTCCAGAGACAAGCAAGGGTACTGATAAGATGATAGCATTAGGGTCTGATAGACCTAAGTCTAAACTTAGGGATATAGAGTTTAGTATTACTAAGTTGGGTAGAGTTATTTATGGATTGGCTAAAAATCATTATACATATGAAAAAATGTTTAGGTTAGTCCAGCCTAATAATGACATGTCAGAGGTTACTATTAACCTTTATGATGATAAGGTTGGAACTATTTCAGATATTAAGCGTGATAGGAATAATATTTGGCAGCATGATATAAGAATTGTTCCTGGCTCTACACTTCCTACTTCCAAATGGGCTGAGTTTGGTGTATATTTAGATGCCTATAAGATGGGATTAATAGATAGGACAGAAGTGTTGAAAAAGAATCCAGAAATATTTGATAAGGCTGGTGTACTCCAGCGTATGAGTGAAATTGCTCAATTGACACAGCAGGTACAGGGTGCTCAAGAGCAAATTAAAAAATTGAAGGGAGACCTTCAAACAGCGGAAAGGGAGTCTGTAAGTAATCGTAAACAGGTAGAGGTTGGAAAATTCAAATCTCGCTTGCACGATATCTTATCAGACGCTAAAGCCGACAATAAAGTGAAAGCAAGTAAAATAGCTAATATGGTGCAGCTCGAATCAGAGAGATTGCGTAATTCTACAAAGGAAGTTGAGTCTGAGATGAAAAA